CTGTTTACCTCTTTCTCAGGGAGTTTAGTCTCCAGGATTTCCGGGGCGGTTCAAACAACCAGTTCGTATTTTTTCTTCATCGCTTTACTCTCCCCGCGCCGCCTTACGACGGTCCTCTCTGATTTTGAAATACAGGTTAGTCAGATATGTCAGCAGCCCAAACAGCAGACTCCCCAGCACGCCTATTGCCGCCCACTGAGACGGAGAGACTTTGTCCAGCAGCTGCAGGAACCAGTAGCCCGTTCCCACCGCTGACGTGGTGTATGACACACCTGTTGTGATTTTTTCCATCTGGTACATACCCCGTCTCTCGCAATCCGGAAGCTCACAACAACAGGAGGGGCATCAGCTCACACCGACAGCCCCTGCGCATGGTTACATCATCATTTCGCCGTCAGGCTGAGGCTCACTGCTACCGTCAGGCTGAGACACGACGCCATCTGAAACAGCACTGTCACCCGCGCCGTCTTCAGGCTCAGGAGCAGCCGGTCCCCCCAGCAGCTCATCCAGAATGGCATCCACTTCAGCATCAAGACGCGCCTCAAGATTCTGGCGGAGTTGCTGTTTCAGTGCGCTTCTGACTTCTTCAGAGCGCAGGACGTCCTTCACTGCTTCAGCAGTGACCAGAGATTTTATTTCTGACATGGGATTTTCTCGTTGAAAGGTGTTGTTAAGAAAGTTGCTACGAAATGAGAGGCTCTTCGGGTTTTGTTCCGGCTGACTGGCTGGCGCTGATTTTTTCCGCCGCCGCAGCATCAATCTTTTTGCGTATATAGTTCCGGATAACCTTATACCCGCCACTTACCAGATATAACGTGCACACCACCGTGCAGAAATACAATAAAATAAGCTGTACAAATCTCATTATCCCTCCCGGTTATTGATATGGTGTTGACATCGTTAATACCTGTTGGTTAAAAAAGTGTCCTGCATGTTTTGCTTTGGATATAACGACATTTGCCGCCGGTTCTGGCTCCTTGTTTTCCCTGCCCCGGCGGCCTTTTTTTCCTGCTTACGGGTTATTCACTTCCACTGTTATACTTTCAATCAGCACCGGATATGTCGCACCGCTAGTGATATCGGTCACGCGCAATTTGTCTGCCGTAAACGTGCCGACCGGTGACTGTGACAGCATGAACGGCGTCCCGTCCTTACCATCAATGACCGGCGTCACCTCAATACTGTTGTTACCGGCAAAACGGAAGCCCAGCGTATGCCATTCGTTATCAAATGCGCCGAATGACCCCAGCTTCGTGTTCTGACCAGCATTTCCCTTGTGGTACATCACATTAAGGTCTGTGGCATCGCTCTGTACGTAAAACGACGCCAGCAGGTTATGAGCGGCATTACCTTCCAGTGTGACGCCCTGAGGCAGTGAAGAAACCGGCCAGTACAGCGCCAGTGCGTACTGATTAGCTGTCAGTGTGCCATCAACTTTAAAACGACAACTGATAAGCCCGCCCTTCTCCAGCAGGTCTGCGCCATTACCGGCATCATGCTGCATAAACCACGAGGAACTTCCTGTCTGTTTGGTCCACCTCAGCGCCTTACCTCCTGCAGCACCTGCATCATCAACTACCAATGCACGCCCTCCTTCAGCTCCCCATCCCTGCGGATTCAGTAAACCACCTGACTCTGTTGCACGGTAATAAAGCAGCGTTGTCACTGATTTCCCGTCCGTTGACGGTGTTGATGGTGTGTCCGGTGACGGCTTCTCATCCGGCGGCATCACAACCTGTTCCCCACCCACCAGTTCAGCCGTCCGTCCTGCATGGAGAAGAATCGCTGAGGCAAGACGGTCAGAAATAATCCCCCTGCGTGCCCATGAGCTGAAATGGCTCGCACGGTCTGCTGACGTCCAGTTTGCCGACGTCCGGGAGGCCGCACCGTAATATCCTGATGCCGGAATATCCGGGTCTTCTTCCGGTTTGTTCGTCGGGACATTTGCTCCGTTCTCATCGGTCATGAACGGCACAAAGTGAATATTCTTTTCCGTTTTGTTTTTGTAACTGCCGTACACCGTCTGGTAAGTGGATTCGCTCTTCTGCTTCCAGAAATAAGTTGTGTCTCCACATATCCAGGGAACACCGTCAGCAGAACCACCAGCGCACTGTCCCACCATATCTGCAAGGTCCGTACGATATTGTTCCACTACTTCTGTAAAACGGGCTGTGTGATTTGCTGGCGTTCCGTCAAAGTCAAATTCCCCCTGCATCCACACCACGGCAAGCAGCACATTTTTCGGGTTCTTTGCCAGCGCGGCTTTTGTACGACCGATGAGATCCTTATACAGCGGCCTGCCCACACCCCAGCGGGTAGAACTCTCTGAGGCACCGGTCACGTCACTGTATGTTCCATCTGCCCCGGTGGTGAAAGCTGAACCACCACGGCAGCACGGAACCAGAAGAATACCCGCATTCGCCGGTATAAACGGCAGCAGCTTTTTGGCAATATGCAGCCCCTGCCCCACGGTTCCGTACTGACCTTTCGACAGGTCAGCTTTCGGATGGTTAAGACGGCTCATGTCCTGTACATCATGCAGACAGTGGTCTGCCGGAATAATGTCGTTATATTTACAGGGAGCGCCATCCGGCGTCACTGTGCTGCGACGAGCCAGTTGCTTTATACGCGGGTCAGGACGGTCATATGTCTGCGGCAGAGGAAGCCCCTCACCGTAAGCCATGCCGTTCGACTGCCCGGCCAGTGGAATAACGTAGTAATAATCTGGCTCCGTGGTGACCACTCCCGGATAGCCACCATCCCCCGTGCCGGGCACAACCACTGGCGTGGTCACATCCCCCTCCGCGGCAATCGCCTGCATCAGGGTATAAGGGGTTATGGCCACCGGACTACCAAACGGCTGCCAGCCCTCTTTCAGTTTGTGTGTCAGCTTTTCCGCAAGATCTGACGGCGACGCCGCCCTGACAACATCATAATGTTTAATCGACATCGAATTTCTCCCGTGTACAGGAACAGAGTTAAAAAGCCGGAACCGGAATCAAATCACAGGATGACCATCTGCCAGTGGCTGGTCGTAAAAAAAAGGCCGCGCCATGCGCAGCCGGAAATAAAGGGATAACGATGATAGTTTGAGAAAAACAGAAATAACACTTTTGTGGCAAAGCATGGTGCCGGGTGCCTCCCGGTGAATTCAGTACCAGCACCTGAATCCGCGATTATCCCATATACCTGGTTGCTGATTGCCCCTCCGCACAGGGGGATTCACCATGCAGTAGTATTTTTAATAAACAGTAAACAAAAAAATCAAGCATTATGCAGGCTGTTTCTTTTTATCACCGGCCACAGCAATACCACAATGCCGCAGACCAGCCCCCATCCGCCAGCACCGACATGATTCTGCTGGTGAAATCCACCATCACCACCAGAAACAGCAGGAGTGCAGCCACAGCCAGGCGCAGTTTTACCGTCACAGGTGATTCTCCAGACGAAGCCCCAGAACACCGGCAATCTCTTCCAGCACCTTGCGCTCTTCCGGCTCAATTTCGCCGTCTGCCTCCGCAATGGCCACCGCCACATCCAGCACATCTTCCGCTTCACGCGTATCGCGTTTCACATCCTCGATCTCACGTAACGCCGCACGACGACCAATTTTAAAGTTCGTATCCAGCTGACCGATAATGGTTGCGCTAATCGCATTAATTTCTGACGTAAACGCGGACAGCGCTGGCTGATTACGCAGTACCTGTTCGATCTTCGCTTTCTAGGAAGCCTCACATTCACCATTTGCACAGGCCACCAGGTATGCGGCGTTAATCACCGCCTGTGCCAGATCGCGTTTCTCAAACTTTCCTTTTTCCGGTTAACGTGACACACCAATAACTCTTGTCGAAAAAGCCAGCAAGCTGAAAGACCGGTATTCACAACCACCAGCGCGTTTACTGTACTGGCGTGATTTCAGTCATAAAAAAGCCCGCCTGGCGACGGGTGTAAAAAATCTTCTAACGTCAGGCATAAAACGCCCATCGTTAGGGCAAATTTACCACAGATTCGGGAAAAATCAACAAAGCTATCTGGTCACCTTTTTCAGTTGTTGTTCTGCCCATGCTTCTTCAATATCAAACTGCACCACCAGCGTATCGTAAAAACGTTTAACTGTTTTTTTCCATGTATCAAGAGATATGGCATCGGTTACATTACATATGGCATTAAATGCCTCCGTTGAAGGTAATCTTTCATAGCCACGACCACCACAACGCTGGCAGTCTCTGATAACAGGCATACCACGTTTTACCGACTCTTCACGATGAATGGCAACACCGCGCCCACGACAATCTTTACAGGCGGTGGAAACCTCCCCCTTCCCTCCACACTCCGGACAGGCAACTTTTACCACCTCCCTGACTTTTTTCCATTCCTCCCAGTAAGACGGATACACGCCTTTTGTGCACTTTGCCCACACTGGCGGCTTACCATCCGGATACTGGATCTTGTTTGTAAAAACCTCGCTTTCAATAAATTTTTTTCCGTGACAACAGGGGCACTGTTTTTTGCTCGCCGCGCTACGGGCATAATCTTCAAACGCATACGAAGCCATAATACGCATCACTGCCGGTTTTATTTCTGCCGGGAGTTTTCTTAACGCCGCCACGCGATCACACCGACTGAGTGCATATTCTGTCAGCAATTCTGTTGCCCGCTCTCTGTCATTCATACTAATGCCCATTTTCCCAAGGAACGCAGAAAACCCCATCTCAGCCCAATTCTGTGTCATGCCCTGCGCGGCCATCACATCAGTGATACTCAGCGTATCTTTCGACGTTGAGGCCGATGCATCAGTCAGGCCGGGGGATTTTGGGGAGTAGTATTTCGGTAAATCTTCCAGTTTCATTTTTTGACCTGCCCTTCAAGCATTATGGGGTAAATCTTCACCCCCAGACGTCCACCAGATACTGGCTGAGCACGAACGATATTGATTTCATCAAACTGCTCATCGTCCATTAGCAACCCCGCATGCGTCAGCGCATCCAGCGGCGCTTTCAGAATATTGTCCAGGTCACGGCGGCGCTTATCCGGTGGCTCGGCAATAATCTTTATCGCCAGCCTTCCGGACAGGCTTAATTTCAGCCGCTGCTGGCGAACAATAAGCGCCACAGCCCGGCGATAACGCTCACCGGCTTTTGATACAAAATATGTGCTGCCACGACGTCGCCAGTAGGTGTTCACCGTCGGCAGGTAAAGCAAAACAAACTCTATACGCATCAGTAACCTCTTTTACCCGAGCACGCCGGTTGCAAAGGCGTGATCAAGAAAACGAAAAATTAAATCAACCTGGGAACCATGCTTTTCTTCGAACGCCAGCGGATCCGCATGAAGCTCGTTGTGATGCTCCCGACACAGCGGTAGCGTGAAAATATCGTGGGATTTTGTTCCCATTCCGCCCTGACCATGACCAATCAGATGATGAGGATCGTCCGCTGGCTTACCACAACACGCACACGGCTGTGTCTTTACCCAGCGTGTGTATTTCTCATTTACCCAGCGGCGACGTTTAGGTCGTTTCATGAAGGATTCCGGAGACTCCGGATCAACGGCAATGCTGACCACCGTCTTTTCCTGTGGTGGGTTCTGTTGCTGGTGGGTGTGAGGCGGTAGCGCAATATTTTTTGTGCGCTGCTTCAGTATGCTGGTGGCGGTCTGCTCTCCCGGTACGATGTCGCTTTCGCGGTACAAGGAGCGGATTTTTTCCACACGTAACCCCAGAGAACGACGTAATACGGCCTCCGGTAGCGCGTCCGCCACCTGATTGCAGACCGCCCACCAGGATAATTCAGCCAGAGATAATTCACGCTCCTGCGTACCGCTTA